ATGTAAGACACATACAATATGGTGATGATGACCTTACAGTTGTTCATGATCGGGTTGCGTGGTTTGATCAGGAGGTCAAGACTTCTAGACTTGCTGAATTAGACTACATTTATACTGATGATAATAAGGGTGTGAACCAATTTAAGTTTCGTCAAATCTCCGATGTTAATTTCTTAAAACGTCATTTCCGATTTGAACCTGACTTCAACCTAGTTGTTGGGCCCTTGGCGCTGGATAGCGCGATACAGAAACCTCTTTATTGGGTTCAGCGTGGTCTCCAGTCTGAGAGTATTCCATATACTAATATTGCTCGCGTACTTATGGAGTTGAGCCTTCATGGTAAGGATAAATTCGATGAGTATGCTAGTAATTTGTTGAGAATAGCCGACGAGGCTGGCTACCCACCAAGGTATAGGTCTTGGTCCGCGAATTTTAAATTTGCGTTGGGCCAGGATTACCTTTGGTGGGCTTAATTATACTTAGTCTCGGATTGACTATAAACATGACCCGGGTAGCTCCCGTTTCATTGTTTAGCTATGGAAGTTACTTCCCGTTTTTGGTACCTTTCCGTTATTAAAGTGCCCGTTTGATGCCGTTAGCATTCGACTGGGGAGTCGTGATACCTATCATTTATAAAGTACAATATGGATAAAGACGTTCATGCGCAACCGACTGAGGCGATTGCCTCAGAAGAGCGAGACATCGTTACTTTTCATGATGCTAAAGGGTTAATTGAAAAGAGCATTGAACTGGCTCGAGAATTACCTGACAGTTACCTGTCATTGGTTAATGATACTCGTGAGCATTCAATTAAGTCTTTTCTACAACGCCCTATCCGTTTATCTACTTTTTCTTGGTCGACGTCTGCAACAGCTTCTACTTCTTTGTATACTGCCAGTTTACCTGCCGATCTTATTGCCACTCCAGTGATTAAGGAGAAACTGGCGGGGTTTTTAGGTTTGCGTGCAAATGTTAAGGTGCGCGTGCAAGTTAATGCTCAGCGGTTTCAACAAGGTCGACTTATTCTGTGTTACTTTCCTATGGAGACGCAGTTTGCTGTAATCCAACCCGGGCGTGCTGATAATACGTTTTCTAAATTGGTTGGCGTCACTCAATTGCCTCATGTTGACCTCGACATATCAAGTGATACTGAGATGACGTTGGAGATTCCATTTACTATGCCAGTGAGTTTTTACGACTTACACCAGGCAACACCTGATTTTGGGAAGTTTAATCTTATAGTTTATTCACCCCTTATTAGTCCTACTGGTACACCGACTGTTGATACAACAGTCTGGGCCTATCTCGATGACATAACGCTATTTTGGCCTAGTGCCACTACGGGTGATCTGTTTGCTTCGCCTCATTCAGTCACACTTGGTAAGCGTAAGAAATTACCGATGACACCTCCTGAAGGTGAAATTCGGGACAGTTCCCCTGGTCCTATTGAGAGAGTTACCAATGTGATTGGTAAGTCATTGAGCACGATGCCCGCTATTCCAATCCTGTCGGATTTTGTCGTACCCCTTACATGGGTCAATAATATTGTGAATGGCGTTGCGTGCGCATTTGGCTGGTCTAAGCCTACTTATGATAAGGGTGCAACGTTCACTAGTTTGGTTACTGCTTCACGTATGGCGAATGTTGACACCCACGACATGTCGCAGAAACTAGCTGTTTTTGCAAATAATTCTGTTAGTGTTTTACCTGGATTTGCAGGAACTAATAAAGATGAACTCGATATTCGGGCCATTGCGTGTCGGAGGGCGTACCTCGACAACGCGTCTTGGTCTACATCCCAAATTGTTGGCGCTGTCGTTTATGGAACTAGTGTCCAGCCTGATTTGTTTGGGACAGCTATCTCTGATGTCCTATTCTACCCAACGCCAGCCGCTTATTGTGCCAGTATGTTTTCATACTGGCGAGGGTCAGTCGACTTTGTTTTCAAGTTTGTCAAAACTGATTTTCATAGCGGCCGTCTTATGTTTGTGTTCAATCCCGGCGGTGATGTAGCAGATTGGGCACGTACTAATTATTGCTACCGTGAAATCATTGATCTTCGTGAATCTAGTGAGTTCACTGTTCGTGTTCCCTTTGCCAATTACCGCCCATATTTGAATGCAAATGAGTCTACGGGTAGTGTCATTCTTTATGTGCTTAACCCACTGGTCGCTACTGGAACGGTTAGTAATAATATCCAGCTGATTGTTGAAGTTGGTTTTGGCCCTGATGTGGAATTTGCTCTCCCTCGATTTAGAGGTCAGATTCAACTTTCGGCGCCTCCCCCTCCGGGATTCGCTGAGCCACACATTGGTGATCTATCTAACACAACTGATTTCGACTTACTAGCTATGGACGGTAGTTCCCCTTCACAGCAGGTTCAGACAAGCACTTTCTGTATTGGCGAAAAACTAACAAGTTTTCGTCAGTTAATTAAGCGATTCAGTCGTTATGGCCTTGATCATACTGTCGCTGCTGATAATTTTTCTATTTTAAATACAAATGTTATTTACGGTGATGGTGCTAGTTGTGACTACCTTTCGTTAGTTGGTTCGATGTTTGCATACTGGCGCGGTTCCACTAGGGCCAAGTGTATCCTCCCTACCTCTATTGGTGTGGCACGCATGCGCCTTTGGGTTGAGACTGTTTCGAATATCTGGAGTACCGTCCCTTACACTCCGGGAAATAATAGTTTTACCACTTCTGATATCCTCCAGTTAATCCCTATTTCTGGTGTTATTGAGGTTGAAGTTCCTCAGTACACGAAGTGCCATGCTTATATTCCCTGGGGTATTGGAGTTTCATACTCTAGTAGTCCTTATACGTCTCCGAACTCTATTCTTGTTGACGTTACGCCAGAGACCATGATATCAACATATCGTGCTGCTGGTGACGATTTCGACTGTGGGATGTTCATTGGTTGCCCAATGTTACGTTTCATAGCATAGTAGCCTCCCTGTTTTCGGCGGTTACTATTTATTTGGCGTGTTGTTTTTACGCAACAATTTTAAATTTTATTTGCCGCTCGCCCCGGCCGTAGTTTTGAAATTATATACGTTATATGCCCATAACTATTTGTTGTG